CAAAGATACTTTTAGCGTATCTGGTACAACCTTAACCTTTTCTACTGCACCTCCAACAGGTACAGCAGTAGAAGCGATGATTGTAAGTCAAACTTCTGTTAATACAGCAACGATCCTAAAAGACGCTGACGAAGATACTAAGGTTGAAGTTGAGCAGTCAACAGATGACGATACTATAAGATTTACAACCGCTGGATCTGAAAATATGATTTTTGATTCAAATGGCGTATTAAAGATTTTCACAGCAGGCAACAATTCTAATGGTGGCAGCATCATGCTTGGACCATCAACTGATGATGCTACTAAATTTGGATCTATAACTTCACAACAATATGACTCAGGGACTGAAACAGAGGGATTCGGAGTCATAGGTAGTAGAAGTACAAGCACGTCTGAAAATGCTATATTTATTGGAGGAGATTTAGGAGAAGTTAACGCAGCAACTGAAATAAATTTTTTTACTGCAGCTGACGCTACAACAAGAAGCGGTACAAAGAGAGCGCAATTCAACAGCACAGGAACCTTTTTGATTGGATCAAGCGGTTCAGCACAAGGGAGCTTGACCTTATCTAATGCAGGTGCAGAGCAAATGGAGTTTTTTGTTGCTAATTCATCTAATCTAAATACAACACAGCATTACAACAGGTCAGCTGCTCAATATGTTGACAACAGAGTAATCGCTAACACTCACCAATTTTATAGTGGGGCTGTTCAGGCTGTAAAAATCAATGGCTCTTATAACATGGGTATAGGGCATGATGGAGATTCAACTCATAGATTGAGATTAACAGCAGGAACAGGTGCTGCAAGATGTTTAAATATGTCAGCTAACAATGCAGGATTGTGTGCAACAACTAATAATCAGTCTGGTACAGGTGCGTATGACATTTTTGCTTTTACAATTTCAGGTGGAAACACTCAAGTTGGGGGTATAGTTTGTGGTGCTGGAGGTACAGCATTTAATACTACTTCAGACTACAGACTTAAAGAAAATGTAGATTATACATGGGATGCTACAACTAGATTAAATAAACTTAAACCTGCAAGATTTAATTGGATTCTTGATGAAACGGATGCAACAGTTGATGGTTTTCTAGCCCATGAAGTTGAAGATATTGTCCCTGAGTCAATTACAGGCACAAAAGATGCAACTGAAACACTAACAAATGTAGTTAGGACAGCAGGTGGTCTTGTGTTGGCTGAAGGAGTTACTGAGGCTGATTGGATACAAGGTAAAGAAGATGAAGTATATGAAAGCGATTCTACATGGGATGCTTCTTTAACCAAAGATGTTTACCAAACTATAGACCAATCTAAATTAGTACCTTTGCTTGTAAAAGCATTACAAGAATCAAACGCTAAAATAGAAGCACTAGAAACTAGAATAGAAACATTGGAGAACGAATAAGATGGCATTAACAAAGGTACCAATAGAGTTATCAAGCACCCCTAGTATTTCAGATAGTGGGGATGCAACTGCGATAACTATTGATTCGTCAGAACGTGTAGGTATAGGTAGTACAAGTCCAGTAGCACCTTTGACAATCAATGACAAAGCAACATTTTCATTTAATTCAAGTGATTTTGCTCTAGGGCATCAGCTCTACTATGATGGAGGTGACGATAGGTGGGAAAGACTAACAGGCAATGCAGGTAGTGCTGTCTACCAAACAGCAGGTAATATTCTCTTTTACAGAACAGCAGCAGGCGGCTCTACAGGTGATGCTGTAACACCAAGTGAGTCTGCTAGAATTACTAGCGGAGGGCAACTTGCAGTAGGTACTACAGGATATGGTACAGGTGTCATAGCTTACGACAGAGATGTAGGTGCGCCAAATTATGGTTTGAACATAACTGAAAACACTACCTTTAATGATAATAGTGGTCACACCTTTACATCTAAACAAAATACTCATGGGTATATTTATATCAAAGATGAAACTGCTGGTAATGGTATGACTACAATACCCTTTTTCCCAAATGCTGGTGGTGGTGTAGGATTTGCATGGAACGCTTTAGATCCAGATGCAGGCACCTTTCAAACGTCTGGTACAATAACATTCACAATGGCAGGCTCTGCAGGTCTTGCTTTTACTGTTTCTTTTGCAACAGGTTCAGGACAATTAACGATTACAAGAACAGCAGGCTCTTCACTATATAGAGTAGTATTTATGGAATTAGCACAAGTTTAGGAGAAATAAATGGCAGTAGAATTAACATATGACATCGGACAAATGAGAACTTATAGTAATGACGAGGCTAATAAAATAGTTAGATATGTTGAACTTAAATTAAATGGTGTTAATGGCAATAAAGTTGAATCACAGGTGCGCAGTACATTGCTTTCAGAGCCTAGTAATTATTCAGGCTTTACTGAATATGATGATTTAACAAAAGAACAACTTATCACATGGGCTAAAAGTTCTTTAGGAACTGACGAGATTACAGCATGGGAAAGTGGTATAACAGAATACTTAAATATGCCAATCAATACTGGTGATGCTGAAAATCCAATCACAGAACATTCACAACCTTCAGGATGGGATTAGGAGAATAGAATATGGCAATTACTAAAGTTACAAGAGGCTTACTCAGTACAGGTATAGACGATAATAGTAACGCAACAGCGATTACTATTGATAGTTCTGAGAATGTAGGTATAGGAGCTACAACTATAGATGAAAAATTACACGTTGAAACTTCTTCAGGTGATGCTGCTATAAAACTAGAAGATGCATCTGGTGATTTCGTAAGAATAGACCAAAACTCTGTAGGTGCAAACGATAAAATTAGGTTTAAATCAGGTAGCGGTCTTGATGAACGCATGAGGATACATGCTGCAGGAGATGTAAGTATTGGAACAACGGCTGGTAGCCACAGATTATATGTTAATGATGCAACAAATCAAACTGAGGCTTCTGCAATATTCAGACTTGAAGGTGCAGGTTATTCTGCTTTTCATTTTTTAGATGGTACAGCTTATACTATTGGACAAAATTCTAATTCAAGGGCTTTAAGAATTTATTCAGGTTCTAATGAATCTGCTGGAGCACAATTATCAGCAGGTGGCACATCTTTTGGTACTTATTCTGATGAAAGACTTAAAGAAAACATACAAGATATTGGCTCTGTTACAGACAAAATAAAAGACATAAGATGTGTTAGCTTTAACAGAACTGATATAGAAAATTCAAAAGAAACCATAGGTTTTATAGCACAAGATTTTGTAGGTAAGTTTGACCAAGTTTTAGATAAGACTAAATTAAAAGATAGTGATGAAGAAGAATACTACTTAATTAAATATACAGAAACTATACCTGTATTATTAAAAGCAATACAAGAACAACAAACAATCATTGATGATTTAAAAACCAGAATAGAAACATTAGAGAACGCATAATGGCAATTTCATATACTTGGGATGTAAAAACTGTGGACACTTATCCTAGCCACACAGACGATAATTCAAATACTCACAGCGATGTTATTTATAACGTGCATTGGAGATTAACAGGCAAAGATGATGCAAATAATGATGCAGACGGAAATCCTCAACAGGGTTCTGTTTATGGCTCTATCAATTTAAATGTATCAGACTTATCTAGCTTTACAGCTTTTGATTCTGTTACCACATCAACTGTTCAGGGTTGGGTTGAATCAGCTTTAGGTGGTGATGAAGTCACAAAATTAAAATCAGGCATTGATGCACAAATCGCAGAAAAAGTAACACCAACAACAGAAACTAAAGTTATTGGATCATAAGTGAATGGCACTAGTTTAAATTCATAGTATACTATTTGCTTATAAACAGGAGATATTATGTCTGAAGCAAAAAAAGTAGAAGAAGTAAACGAGACCGATAACCTAACAGAACAACAAAGATACATACGTTCTCAGATTGTCGATCTTAAAAACAAACAGGCCAGGATCCACTTTGAGTTGGATCAGGTAAATGCTTCTTTGGGTGTTTTTGAAAATGCTTATCAAAAAACATTTGAAGAGCAAAAAACAGAGGAGAAATAAATGGAAATTATATTACCATTAATATTAGTAGCGATAATCGTAGGTGCGGTTGTCTGGAAAAACAAACCTGAATGGGTTGAAAAGGTTAAGTCCTGGATTAAATAATGTCTAAGCCAACGGTTCAAGGTACATACAACGAGCTGATTCGTCACGAAACAGAGTGCGCTGAACGTTGGAAAACTTGTTTTAATCATTTAGAAAAACTAGATGCTGATATTACCTTTATTAGAAATCTAGTTATTGGGGGTATAGGGACTTTGGCTTTAACCTTTTTAGGATTTATACTTACTCAAATATGAGAAAACTTAAATCAGTTTTAGGTGCTTTAGCTCCAACGTTAGGAGCGGCAGTCGGTGGCCCGCTTGGCGGCCAAGCCGGGGCGATTATCAGCAAAGTCCTAGGCGTCCCTAATAATCCCAAGTCTATCGAAACTGCAATGAACAATATTACTTCAGAGCAGATGGTAGCGCTTAAAAAAGCTGAAAAAGATTTTGAGTTACAAATGAAACAACTCGAAGTCGATATCTATAAATTAGAAACCGAAGACATTCAAGATGCTAGAGAAAAGTTTAGTTCTGACTGGACACCTAAGTTTTTAGGAGTTCTTTGTCTTGTAGGTTTCTTTGGCTATATAGGTATGGTTACTTTGTATCCTCAACCAGATTCAAGTGACGATATTGTCATGCTGGTAATTGGATCTATTACTGGTATAGCTACCGCAGTTATATCATTCTATTTTGGATCGTCCAACAAAAAATAATTATGCACATTTCTGAAGAAGGGCTAGAACTCATCAAGCATTTTGAGGGTTGTCCTCTTGATGAAGAAGGCAACGCTGTTGCCTATCAGGATGCAGTAGGAGTATGGACAATTGGTTATGGTCATACCAAAGATGTGCAAGAAGGCGATAAGTGGACTAAAGAAAAAGCAGAGTTTATGTTATGGCGTGAACTCGAAGACGAATATGAAGAGTACATCAATAGTTATGTGCATGTGCCTTTGAATCAAAATCAATTTGATGCATTGTGTTCTTGGGTATATAACCTTGGACCAGTCAACTTAAAGAAATCAACGTTACTTAGAAAATTAAATAACGGTGAATACGAAGAAACACCAAACCAAATAAAGAGATGGAACAAAGCTGGAGGCAAAGTTTTAGAAGGTCTAGTACGGAGGAGAGAGGCAGAAGCTTTACTCTTTGAAGGCAAAGACTGGCGACATATATAGGAGATATCATGTCTGTAAGATCCGAAAGGATCGCTCTTGCAGGTGAATACTTAGCGGCATCATACTTGTTGAGATTTTGCGACTCTGTTATTCAAACCCCACCTGGCCATAAAGCTGATTTAATTTTAGATCACAACAATAATCTTTATAGAGTTCAAGTTAAAACAACAAACACAATATATAAGCGCAACAGCAAAGATTATTATCGTTGGGAAATACGCACAAGCAAAAGAACTGTTAATAACATTCGTGAAAATAAAGTGGTAAGATATGGAAATGGCGAAGTTGACATATTTTGTTTTGTTGCTTTACCAATTAACAAAATATTTTTTGGTGCCTACGATGAAACTAACTCAACAGAAGTATCAAAAAATATTGATAATTTAAATAAAATAAATTCAGAGGATTCTTTGATAGAGACTTTATTAAAGATAAATAAAACTCCAAAGCTTAATCCTTTATAAACGTTTAACATTATGCCTTTAAATAAACTAACATTTAAACCGGGAATCTTTAGAGAAGGCACATCTTATGATTCTGAAGGCGGATGGTTTGATTGTAACTTAGTCAGATTTAATTTTGGTAGACCAGAAAAGATTGGTGGTTGGAGAAAAGAAATTGCTACAGCTTTCAACGGAACTGGAAGACATCTACATAATTGGGTTTTACTAGATGGTACGCAAGAACTTGGATTAGGTACTACTCAAAAATACTATATCTTACAAGGGTCTAGCCTTAATGATATCACTCCCATAAGAAGAACCACATCTGCAGGTATGGTTACCTTTGCAGCATCTAATGGATCTTCAACCATAACTGTAACTGATACTGCACACGGAGCAGTACAAAATGATTTTGTTACTTTTAGTGGAGCTGTATCTTTGGGCGGTAACATTTCAGCAGATGCACTTAACCAAGAATATCAAATAGTAAGTGTAACAACTAACACTTATACAATAAGCGCAAAAGATACTGACGGATCAACACTAACAGCAAATTCTTCTGATACAGGAAACGGAGGATCTTCTGTTGTAGGAACTTATCAAATAAATGTAGGACTAGAAGTTTACTCACCCAGTACAGGTTGGAGTGTGGGAACTTGGGGGTCAGGCCCTTATGGATCTCTAGCAGGATTAACATTTACCAATCAGCTTAGACTTTGGACTGCTGACAACTACGGTGAAGATCTTATTATAAATCCAAGAAATGGATCTATATTTTACTGGGATGCTACTAATGGAGTTACTACAAGAGCAGTTCAATTAAGCACAAAGACCGGGGCAAATCTTGTGCCGACTGTTGGATTACAAACATTAGTATCAGAAACTGATAGACATGTAATTGTTTTTGGAGCTGATCCATTGAATGATACAGGAACAGCTAGAACAGGAACCAGTGATCCTATGCTTATAGCATTTAGCGATCAAGAGAATGAACTAGAGTTTGAGCCAAAGAACGATAACACCGCAGGTAGTTTAAGACTTTCAGAAGGTAGTATCATCGTTGGTACGGTAAAAGCTAGACAAGAGATATTGGTTTGGACAGATACTTCTATCTATTCTATGCAGTTTGTTGGCGCACCATTTACTTTTGGAATAAACCTTATTAATAAAAACACAGGATTGATTGGACCCAATGCGGCCATAACTGCTCCTAATGGAGTGTTTTGGATGGGTTACGACAGCTTCTATGTATACAACGGAGCTGTTGAGAAAGTTCCTTGCCCAGTTCAAAGTTATGTATTTGATGACATGAACATTACACAAGGATTCCAATTCTTTGCTTTTACTAATAATGAATTTAATGAAGTTGGATGGTTCTACTGTTCAGACGGAAGCGATGTAGTTGATAGATTTGTTTTATACAACTATGTAGAAAATGCTTGGTCATACGGTAATTTAAGTAGAACTTGTTGGTTAGACAGAAACATTGTTAATTATCCAAGAGCTACAGGAACTAATTACTTGTATGAGCATGAGTATGGATACAATGATGATGGATCTCCTATGACCAATGTGTTTATTGAAAGCGCTGATATTGATTTAGGAGATGGAGAACAGTTCGCTTTTGTAGGCAGAATTATTCCTGACGTTAGATTTTTAAGTAACAGCGCGGCTGGTAAAGTAAACATGGTAATCAAAACCAGAAACTATCCCGGAGATTCATTAACTACAGCAAGCACCAATCAAATGGGTAGCGATACACAACAAATATTTACTAGAGAAAGATCTAGACAAATGGTTTTAAGATTAGAATCAGACGATGACGCTTCAGGAACTGGTAATGACGATGTTGGTTGGAGACTGGGTGCAACAAGAGCAGACATAAGAACTGACGGAAGAAGATGAGTAAGTTATTACCTACTCGTTTACCAATCAGTGTAAATCAATCTGTCACAGCAGATGTTTACAATAGATTAGTTAGGATCTTAGAACTTAACTTAGCTACTGTAGATTTAGATAATGCAAGACAAACAAGTACGACAGAAAGAGACGAAGAAGCTCCTGTCGCTGGCACTCTCCTTTTCAATACTAATACAAATACATTACAATGTTGGGATGGACATCAGTGGCGTGATTGTTTTACATCGCAGTTTTATGCACCGTCAAATGGATATAGTGCTACTGCAAGTCTAGGAACAGTAACAGTTACAATAACGTAGAGATATATTTATGGCAAAGAAAGCAAAAAGTGGTGGCAAAATATGTGCGAAGGGTAAGGCTTGGGCAAAGCGTACCTTTGATACATACCCATCCGCATATGCAAATATGGCGGCATCTAAGTATTGCAAAGATCCAAACTACGCAAAAGGATCTAAAAAGAAAGCAAAAAAAATGAAGAGCGGTGGCCTTGTTGGTATTAAAGGACAAGGTATTGTAATGAAGGAAAGGCTTAGATAATGGGACAACTCAAGCAGTGGCGAGAACAAAACTGGGTCAGAATAGGTACAGATGGTTCTATTAAAGGACCATGTGGTACTAGTAAAAATAAAAAAAACCCGGATCGCTGTTTACCATCTGCAAAAGCTAGAAGCTTATCAAAAGCAGAACGTGCTAAAACAGCTAGAAAAAAGAAGGCCGCTGGCAAAAAAGGTAAAACCGTTGTAGCCAACACCAAGAAGGCAAAAGTAAGAATGAATAAAGGTGGCATCGTTGCACGCATGCACAAAGGTTGTGGAGCTGTTATGCCTAATAGAAGAAAAAGAACTAAATACTCATGACCAAAGGTTGGTTTTGGGATGATGTAAACAAAAGGTTTTATCGTTGGCATGAATTGAAATTATTGATGCAAGAACGCAAATTAAAGGGTTATAATAAAAAGTCAAATGAAGAATCTACAGACAGCGAACAAAGGACTAAAAGCTTTAGCTAAAGAGAACCCCTCTTTGGTTGAGGATAAGTTTGGGTACGATGTACCGGGATATAAGTTAGGAGGATCTCCATCCACAGGAGGAGGAGGTCTTGATAGTATTATGAATTTTTTCTCATCTTTAGGTATGTTTGGAGGAAATAAAGAACAAGAAAAAATGACTAGAGGCTTTGATGTTCCTATGAATTTTGATGCTCCTAAAAGTTTTGATAGCAAAGATATAGATTTTAGTGATGTTACTTTCAATAAAGAAGCAGTCGATGAAGCTCAAGAAGATTTAGATGATATAAATTTTGATGAGATTGATTTCGAAGATGACGGTGGTGTTGCAATTGATATCAAAGGCAAAACTCCCGATCAAATAGGAGAAGAGATAGCAAACAGAAAAACCATGACTGATTATTTAAATGCAATCTCAAGTCTTGGATCTCTTGGTACTCAACCAGGTGATACTCCTCAAATGAATCCAATGCAATTTATCTCAACAACAAAATTTCAAGCACCTTCGATTGGTAGATTTAGAGAAGGCGGTATAGCTAAATTACCTTTTGATTATGAAGGTGATATTAGAGAATACATGAGAGATATTCTTGGAATTAATTACGAAGATGATGGTATCGCACAAGATATGATATCCAATATTGCAAGAGCATATGGAGCAACAGGTGGTATCGGTGGTTTAGGTTACAAAGATACTAGGCCAGGACAAGAAGTTAGAATAGACGCAAGAGATAAAAACCCAGCTGCCTATCGATTCTATCCCAGTGAAGTATCTAAAATTTATGCACAAGCTAAAGGCGTACCTTTTTCTCCATTAGTAGCTCCTCCAAAAGAAGCAACTTTTGTAGATGATTTACAACCAAGACGTATCGCCAGTCAGTTATATGCAAAAGACGGAACATTCGTAGACAGAGATGAATTAGTCACAGGACCCGGTGGAGAGAAAGGCGACAAGATACCGGCTATGTTAAGTGATGGTGAGTTTGTAACTAACTCTGCTGCGGTAAGAGGTATGGGTATTGCAGCTGGTGCAGATCCAAAC